AAACGAGGACTGCGAGACGTCGCCACGTTCCATAGACGTAGCCAGATCACGCGCATACGTCGTGTCCGGCATGTCAACCTCGTAATGCAGCCCCTCGGTATCCTCGGACAGCCGCAGCGTCCCGGACCGATTACGGCCAAGCACAAGGTTCGGATCGTGGTTGTACAGCGCGCGTACGTCGTCCCGCTGAATGCTGTCTGCGGTCGCACCCATGGCGACTCGCTCGCGGAAACCACCCAGGTTCTGTGACCGGGCATCCCACTTGAGCGCGTAGCCGTAAAACTGGAAGGTGTTCCCCTCGGAGCGCACCTCGAATTCCGTCGGCACAGACCGACGTTCCATCGACACTAGGCCTAACCCCCTTGCTTTGGATCGGGGGCATTCGGGCCCGGCGGAGGTGCGAGAGCGGCCGGAACGGGTGCAGGCGCAACCGCCGGTTTCTTCTCAGCGCCGACCTCAAGGAGGTTTGCCGGGACGTAGAACTTTTGGCCCCACTTTTTGGGAAGCGGTTCCATGTCCTCAAGGGCGCGCACCTCGTCGGCGCTCAGGAAACCGTTAGATATCGCCTGTGCATAGGCGTGATAGCGGTCCAGCGTCTTAGCGCGTAGTCGCGCGTCCACGTTGAAGCGGATGTACTGCTGACCAGCGAGGAGGAATGTCGAAACGCTCTGCTCGATGCGCGTAAGCCACGGCATGAGCGTCTGATCAACGAAGAACTTGTTCTGTTCCTCGATGCCACTCCCCCACGTGCTCGTGACCTGCGAGTCGACGAGGTAAGCGGGAATGCGGTACAGGAGCGCAATCTCTGTCTTCTGGAAGCGGCGCGTTTCGAGGAACTGCGCCTGCTCCGGAGTCAGCGTGATGGGCCGGAACTGCGCACCGCCGGTAAGCACACCGATCGAGTGAGAGTTCTTCACACCCGCGTGAGTCTTGCGGAACATCTCCCGCAGTAGCTTTGCCTCGTCGGGACGAGGTGATCCGGGATGCTCGATGACACCCGCCATGGTCGTACCCTGATCGAAGAACCGAGCGCCATACTCCTCGGCCGTCAGACCTAGGCCGATAGCCTCGCGCGCTACGTCGATAGGCGATACACCCCGGCTGGACCCCGGAACGGTGAATGCCGGAATGTGCAGGATCGTAGAACGGTCCTGCATCTTTTCCATGCCGGTAACCGTGTAGAGGTTGTCCCCTAGGGGCCCCTCGACGATATGCACGTCCTGAGGATGCAGGCAGTACAACGCCACCACATCGCCCCGGTCATTCCGGTCCGTGTAGATGAACGCGTTGCCATCCGTCAAGAGCGAGACGATAACCCGATGCCAGAACTCAAACGAGGTTTGATAGAGGTTCGGCTGACGAATCCAGCGAGGCGAACGAGTCGAATCGAAATTCTGCCGACGGCCGTTCATCTTCGTGTAGTGGTCGACCGGAAGCGAGGCGATCGCGTCGGAGATCAGAGAGATACACGAATAGACAGCGATCATCTGTAGCGCAGACTTGCGGCTGACTCGACGGCCGGAATTTGTGCGGGTACCGAAGCTAGTGAACTCCGTTTCCCATGCCTTAGCGGGCGAGCTAGCCAGCACGCTACGCACCTCGTCGCCAATGCGCGAGAATATGCTCACCGCCGACCCCCGTCCAGAACCTTGCCGATCAGGCCAAGCGAGATACCGGCGACGACATGCCCCAGGGGGCGCGAAACGTCGTACGCGGCAGTCACGCCAAACCCGAACGCTGAAAGCTGCAAAGCGTTGGGTGCCAAAGCGGAAACGGTGCTGACGAGGGAGCGGCTGAACTTAGTCAGCCGTTCCAATGTGACTCCTTAGTCGTCGTCCGGGAAGTAACGCGCTTCCCTATCGCGCTGAGATGCTGGAGTGAGGAGCGCCTCAAGGTCGGCGTCGGAGTGTTCGTCGTTGAAATTGACGAACGTCACGAAAGCCTGTTCCTCGTCCGGCAACGCCGTCAGGAAAAACGCGTTAGCCAGCGCGGCGATACCGTCGATCTTTTCGCCGGAGCGCGCCTTGCTGGGCCGGATCAAACCGTCACCCGTGATGTCTAGCTCGACGTTGTCCGCCATCCAGCGGAGTACCGGGTGTCCCCCGTGCTTGAGGTCGACAGCCGCTAGGGCCGATTCGATTTTCTTGCACGGATCGTTGAGCCGGGCGGCAGACTGCGGAACCTTGACGGCCGTAAGGCCTTGTCCCTCAAGCTCGTTGACAAGCTGCGTGGCGTTCCACGGGTCGTAGCCGAAAAACTTGATTTGGAAGTCCTCAGCGTCCCGGGCGATGTGCCGGAAGATGGCGTTAAAGTCCGTGGTCGGGCCCTCGGTCACCTTGAGGTGTCCGTCTCGCTCCCACACCTCGAACGAGCTACGCATATTCGACCGACGCTCAACAGCGGGACGAGGTACCCAGAAATGCGGGAGTACCGTCCACCCGTCCGCCTCAGGATCGGTTGGCGAGCCAGGAAAGAGCAGGACCCAAGCGTTAAAGTCGCCGGTTGCCGCGAGGTCGATTCCGCCGTAACACGGCCGTCCGCGCAGTGCCTCGCGCGTCACCTTGACCGTGCCGTTCTCATCCCAGAGATGCATGTCCAACCAACGGTTGGCCTGCGACACCCACTGATTGAGACGGAAGACTCGGAACGAGTTTTGCGCGGTCGGTTTCTGCTTGGCCTCTTGCGCCTCAGCGCGGAGGTTATTGACGTTCAGGAACGAGCCGAGCGCCGGATTAGCGAGATACCATCCGGTCCCCTTGGGATTCTCCACAGATGGCGGCGCACCCTCGTCCGTCCAATCCCAATCGTCAGGGACGTTGCGGGCAAAGACGAAACGGGCGGCATCGATGTTCTGGTCATCGCGCACCCGTAGGCCGTGCTCGTGCTCCTCAAGGGCGAATGCAGCGGTGCGGTAAGCGGCCGTCGTAGCCGCAATCATGATGGGCTGTTTACGGGTACCGAAACCCTGACGCATGGCATCCCACAGATGCCGGTCTTTCTGCGTTAGCACCTCGTCGAACAGCACCATGGACGGGTTCGTACCTAGTGCGCCCGCCGCATCCCCAGGGAGGACCTGATAAAAACTGTTCGTCTTGCGATCAATGATTCGCTTGCGCGAGTCGATGATCTCTAGTCGCTTGCTGAGGATCGGCGATAGTTCAACCATCCGCTTAGCGGTGCTGTAAACCAATCCAGCCTGATCACGGTCAGCAGCAACCGAGTAAACCTCAGCCGACTCCTCAAAATCGCCGACGAGGCCAAGTAGCGCGAACGCTGAAAGTAGTTCACTCTTGCCGTTCTTACGGGCCATCTCCAGCCAAGCAATGCGGTATTGCCGCACGTGCTCGTTGTACTGGTCATCCCACATCATCGTGCCGAACAGTGGCTTTACGATCTCTTCTTTTTGCCACTCGTCGAGCAAGAACGGCGTACCGGCGTACCGGCCCTTAGTGTGGACGATCAGCCGCTCGATGAACGTAACGGCGTGATCGGCCCTTGCCTCGTCGTACCGGAAGAACCCCTCTAGCGGTTCTTCCGGCCCGTATGACGACACCGGTAGCAAGTGAGCACCTCCCAAATTTGGGAGGTCACTCCCTACAGTCGCGGAACATCCTCGGCGGTTACGACATCGGTGATGTACTGCACAGAGCGTGTCGGCGTGAACGTCGAGTAGTCGGGGATGTCGACGAGGTCGGCCTCAAAGGCATCGGCGAGTGCATGCACCGCCGCATCCGTCCGACCACTACGATAGGAATTGCTGTCGAGCGTTATAACAGCGCTCCGGTTTAGCTCGGCCTTGTTCACATAGACCTGATAGACGTTGCTCAAATGTCCCCCTAGCTAAGTAGCCTGATCACGTCAGCATCCGCGCCGTCCTCGTCGGTCGGGCTGATAGCCAATCGCGTGCGGTCGCTCGGCGAGAGGCCGAAACGAGCGCCAAACTTGATCATCAAATCCGCAGCGTCACGCATGATCTGCGCGGCGGGATTCTTGACGAGGTTGCCGTCACGTCCGTTGACGAGTGGCCCATGTTCAGCCATGGCAACGCGTGCAGCCTCGAATATCCCCCACGCTGAGCAGTAGGCGACGAGGTAAGCGCGGTCAACCTTGGTCACTAGTCCTAGTCGGGCTAGCTCGGGGACGATCCTGCGCCACTCAGCGCGACCCTCACCCTTGAGAGTGACCGGGGGTTCCGGGATATCAGCCGAAGGTCGAGGCTCAGCGCCGTTGAGGGCTCGCTTACC